TATTTATTATTTCTTTAATATCATTTAAAAACGAGACAGAAGAACAAGAAAAAGACGCGCCAGTTTTTAATTTTTTAATCTCTTTCTTGCCATATCCATAAAAAACGCTACCGTCTCCGTCAAAATATCCTCTAATAAAATCTGGGATGTATTCTACAGGCACATCTGGAACCCTTATTTCTTCATAACTTTTATTTGGCAAACATCCTAAGTTCACCAAATCTTGGTACATAACCTTGGAACACATTGATAGAGTAGCTACTTTATATACCTTATCTCTTTTTTTATCAACCTTATCATGCTGAAGTATTCTTAAACTTGGACAAATTTTTGATGAAATAAACTCTAAGATATCTTTATCTTTTCTATGTAGGGATACTGTTATATACGACCTATTATTCATTTTAGGATTAGAATAGACGCAACCATCAGCAAAAATAAATCCTAAAATATATGCCATGTCACAAGACCAAGTTTTAAAATAATCACCATTAATTAAATGTTGGTTTTTAGGTCTTTTAATTTCTAATTCTCTGATTTTTCTAGCTATGTATTCTTTACGGCACCCTACCTCAATAGATATTTGTTTTGGAGATTTTGTTTTCAATTCTTCTAATAAGAATTCTTTTGTGATATTATATTTTAATTGACCTTTAGCTGGCATCTTATTTTCCTTTTGTGTTTTTGACTGTAATCGAACACAGTATTATACACAAAAAGAAATATATGGCACTAAAAGTGGCTATCTCACAATATCGAACACGCAATAATTATTTGTGTTCATACTGAATCCTTCGGCCACTGATCTTCCAGAGAATACTCTGTGATATCACTACAAATCAAATAATCAACTAAATGTAGCATCTTAGCAGTTTTTTCTAACTGTATAATTAAGATTTTGAATTTTTCTAGAGTTTCTTCAGAATATCCCCTAGAATATCCATACTCATCTTTTACATTGTTGTTCTCTATAGACTCTTGAATCTCTTCACAAAGCCAATATAACCTACAACTATTTATATCAAAATGCCCGCCGCTCATAATATCTCTCAAAAAAATGGTACAAAAGAAAAAATACATATAGGGGGGCGAGCGACCCGACCCAACCGGGTTAGCCCACCACAAACATTATGGCCCCCACAGAAACAATTATGGGATAGCTCCTAATCATAAATTTTCTCTCCTTATCTATCTTTACAAGAAGCCCACACTACCGGGCCCGCCATAACTGTAAAAATCCCTATACCAATAACTGCGACCCCAACAGCAACAAGATCGGCTTGAATCAAACAAGATCCCGCCAACACCGTAATAAGTCCGCCCAAAATAATCTTAATAGATGGTCCCATATTATACTTTTTCTTTTGTAAAATTTTTAAATTCCTTTGCTACAAAACGACACATATTCCCTACCGCAAATATCACCACATACAAAATCTCCGCTATAAATTAACTCTCCACAATTTGGGCATTTTCCGGTTGGTTCTGGAGCCCCCTCGTTCCAAGGTTCATAACGACCCCTCCCCTTACTTGGGAACTGTTCCATCGTTGGATCTATTATATTATTGTCACGATCAACTAACCACCAGTGCTGCCGCTCGCCCCACACATAACAATAATAATGCCCCCTAACCCTTTCAAGTTCTGGAAACGACTTTTGCATCTTTTCGGTTACTTCTGCACATTTGCCATATTGCTCAGTAACATTTTCTGAAACCCAATTTGAATATAATGAACTTTTATTCATATTATTTTTTTTCTTGTAAAGTCCCGTTAGCAGATTCCACGCTATCGTAAAGTTGATCTATTCTCAAATTGTAACAGTCGGCCCTAACAGTGAATCCATTAGAACCGTCTTTTTGTCCCTTAATTAACTTTCGGGCCTTGTCATAATACTCTTCCTTGCGGATGATCCCGAGGAACCACGCCCGAGTATATACGTTGTTTAAAAATTCAACACGCATAAAAGCATAATAATCACACTCCTGAAAAGTATTGAATTGTGCAACCGAAACCTCGTAATGTGGGTACGGGACCGAACTTACTTGCTTAGCCTTACAATCCACAAAACCCTCGGGGATCAATATATCATAGTCGTAAGTGTTTGTCAAGACGCCGCCCAAATATTCTGAGGCAAGTTGCTCACCAATAAATCCACACTGATTTCCATCGCCACTAGTTATTGAATTTTTCAACTTGCCCATATCTCGGGATTTAGCCCAAGCATATCGCCGCACTTCGTCTGTTATCTGTAGTTCTATCATTTCCAAAATCCTTCGGGTATTGCAAGGGCTAGAGGGGGGTTATTTTCGTCAGTATGTTTCTGCATGTCAGAGTCAATCATAGCAAACATAGATACCGACATTGTTTGATCTCCCTTTAGTCCGTCCATAAGATCTTTAGCCTCACTATAGGGAACCGTAATAGGATTGTTGCACTCGAATATGTGAATTTTTTCATCTAGCCAATTGTCGTACTTTTTTTCGTACAAGGCACATAAGCTATTAATTGATTCTTTGGAGCCACTTTTTAGCAGGAGCCTGTAGAAGAAATAACCTGACATTGTGGAGACCCAAACAGAGTCTTTAAAACTGATTTGTGAAGACATGGGGACTTTCTCTAATTAGTGAGATCAAATGGAACCGGGAGCTTGGTAGTGTGAAACCGAATGATTTTTTTCTTTTAATTCCACAGATGTTTTATCTATGCCATAAAGTTTAATATGATCTTCTACATAATTACAAATTCTGGTTTCTGTACCGGGCCAATTATCTTTGTAAAATTGACACAACCTAGTGCATCTAAAATCTGATCGCCACTTATTGATTGGCTTTGGAAGCTTGCATTTTAATATTTCGTATAAGCGATCTTTCATTTTAGATAAAACTTTTTTCTTATGAGATTCGTCGAAACATAAAGAATATGGCCCGCCAGCCTGAATAAAATAAATAGTCGGTATAAACTGAGAATATTGTGGATACATTTTATGTGCTGAGAAGCTATAGAGTAGGAGTTGAAAATCGTTATAGAAGTCTTTTTCTTCTTTCGTTTCTCCTGTCGCCCAGTTTTTTCTCGTGGCCGATGTTTTCCAATCTGTTATCTGAGCAGTATCTTTATTTATTTCTGTTATTAAATCTATACTACCTTTTACTTCTAGCTGGTATAGCTCTCCATTGTAATCAAATTTAGCCCATTCTTCATCAATAGGAATAGAGAATAAAGGTTCAGTCGCAACTATATTTTGCTTGCGAGGATCGTATTGCCCGTCGTTATGATTTATAACAACGTCAACCATAGATCTACAAAATTTATAATCTTTTTTAACATTATGGTCTAGGTGAGGATTATTTATTCTATAGTATTCATATGATTTATCAGTTAATTCTTTAACAAAGTCTTCTGACATTATTGAATCTTCGTTAAAATTAAGAATTCCCATTTCTTCATCTTTAAATGAAAGATCTTTCTTTTTTGGATTATCCTGAATCGTTTTTTTACAATTAGCGAATCCTTCTAAAACCTTATGAGTGACAGTACCATAATTAGTTTTAATCGTGTTTCTAGATCTTATTCCTAAATTATACGTTATATAGTAAGACATTTGGCAATATTCAAATTGGTTGTACGAACTCGACCTTAAGAATTTTATTTCCATTAAATATTACCTTCTATATTGTTATTTACTATTATCCGGCACCAGTTTATAAATTCGTTATCGGGCAAGGCCTGCTTCATAAAATTTACTATCTTATGAACCCACTGCACATTTCCCTCTACATACCCCATTATATCCTCACAAAATTAAGTAAATAAAAACCGGGGGTCGGCGGGGGTTTCCCCCGTCAAACGTAGCGTGTTATGAGGTCGTCAAGACCGAGTAGCGGAGTTATGAACACAGTGAATATAAGGTCCGGATGCGGCTACGCATCCTACTCATCCTGCCACCCGTAACTTTCTATGATATTAAGTACCTGTTGACATGTATCAACCAAATCCAAACTAACATTATCGAGCGTATTATTCACCAACCCAGAAGAAACCCCCTTCTCTGAAGAGTGTCCATCCCCACCAATTCCTCTGGAAAGTTGTATAATCTTCCCACCCGCTTCCAAGATAGCTTCGGCTTCATTGTCGAACCTCAGGTCGGTAACAATAGCCAAGGCTGATTCTTCATCCTTGATTAGGTTTAGGCACCGCTTGGTCCAAATGGGAGAATACATCTTTCTGAATATTCCTGTGCCAGCAAACTGCATGAATTCTCGGGCTGTCATAGGGCCGGGAGAGTGAATAATGAACGAACTATCTGGCAAACGAAATAACGCAGTAGCTTCCCGAGTTAATTCTTGGTATTTTTCCGGCGTGATAACGCCGGGCATATTCTCCCACAACAAATGCTCCACTACCGTATTCTTTTGTTCATCGGTTCCATATAAACACTCCCTAGGAATATCGAACAAGCTCTCGCACATATCTTTTAAAGGATGGGCAAAGGCATAAGACTTAACGTAAGGCCAAAGTCCCGTAGACGCCCAAATAGCAAATTGTGGATCTTGTCTCTCAACATCGAGCATTCCCGATTTCCCACCCTCATAAGTGACGTGCAACTTTCCCCCCACGTCCAGAGAAAAGTCCTCTATCAAGTTATTAGCCCTAAGCTGATAACCATGCAGGAAATTCGCCAGAGTATTTTTCCCAGAACCTTTAAGACCCGCAAATGCAAGAATTTTCATATCTTTTTCTCATTCGTTATTAGTTGATTCACTTTACATTTCCCCAATATTTCCCGCAGTTCTTCCGCCGTATGTTCTTCGGGATCGCCCTTAATAAGTTCGGGCCCCACATAATTAAATCTACGGCCCCCTACTTTTTTTATTTGTAATGTGGCCTTTGCTCCAGCCTGATCTAAATCCATCATTAGAACCACAGTCGTACAACCGGATTTCTCTAAAAGAATTAACTGGTGTTCTGTGAGGCTCGCCCCCATTATACCCGCGCAGTTAGGAAAACCGGCCTCCCAAAGCCGCCAAATATTAGCTTGTCCCTCTACCAATATGCAGGTTCCGCTATCCAAAATATATTGTCGTGCCAAGTTTAATCCATATAGGTGATGACCCTTTTCTAAGGTGGAATCGTAAGTCCATTTCGGCCCATCCCCTTTTTGCCAGCCAATTTTTCGCCCTGCATTACCGACGAACCTATAGTTCTCGTTATATATTGGAGTAACAGCACGACCCTCCATATAACCCTCAGTACAATCCCCAATGTCGAACTTGGTAAGTATGGAAGACTGTATAGGGTGATCCTTAGCCAAATAATACGGAGAAGGGATATCCAAATTACGAATAGCATAGGCCCGATCTATATGGTGCTCATAATTCCTGTTGGGCTCTGTTAAGAAGGTCTCTTGAATTCTTTTGTATTCTATGAGAGACGAAGGCGTATACTTTTCTGCTAAGGGGTCGTACTCTTGTTTAGTGCAATACTCCGACCCTAAGAAAGACGCTACCTCAGCATAAGTAACATTCTTACCTTTTGCCCTAGTTAATGCCCCTCTAACAAACCCAAATATGCCCGAGCCATACTCTTCATGACAAGACTGAGTCCAGCACTTCCAGCATAATTTATTGTCTGCAAATATGGTACAGCCGTTACTGTTATCTCCACCATGAACTGGACAAGAAAAAAAATATCTATTATTAGAAGATGAATACTTTATTCCTAATCTATCAAGTATGTCAGGAATCTTCTCCAACGGTAGCGATGTCAGGTACTTCGAAGGGGTCTGTTGACTTCTGGAGTTCATTGCGTGTGGGCCCAACTTCTATTTTAGCGTATTCACCTTTCATCCTAATATTAATGTAGTCGCCGGGATCTAGGCAGGGGCCGTATCGGGACACTATAGGGGTTAATTTACGATTGTAGGGCACTAGGCCCGCATGTACATCGTCGGCCTGTTCCTCGGGGGACTTTTCCTCAAACTTTGTGTGGGACGTACAGAGCCACGCTATGCGGTCAGATTGGGCAATGTCGCCCGACCTACTTAGCTGAACAAACGAGAGGCACGGAACCATGTGTTTTACACAGAAATTGTGGAGGGCCGTCATTTGGAACCCCATGATCTGATACTCTTTCATGGAATCATTGAGGCCGTCTTCACTAGTCATCTTCAAATAATCATATACGACAAGACAGTCTTTAGCCTTACCCTCTTCATCAAAGCCAACGTGTCTATAAATCCATTGGCGGGCCATCGATATTACCGTATCAAAAGAACACCCAGAAACATTGAGGTGAAATATATTTAGGGAGTTAAAACCCTCCTCCTTTAGCCCAACCGTATAATATTCGTGCTCGGTTACGTTCCCTTCAGCCAATCTATTGATGTTAATCTCACAATGATTAGCGACAAAACGGTTCTTCTGACTATTATAGTCCATTTCGGTGTCGAGAATAAGTACGGGAACCCCTTTACTAGCAACATTAGCGGCTATTTGGAGCCCCATAGTTGACTTGCCCACTTTATAACGTGCAGATATTAATGTAACGCCGCCCCTCCTAAGACCGCCCCCTATCGCATAGTCGAAAGCCTCTATGCCAGTGCTGAGCCCCATCATCTCATGCGGATTATTTATCAGCCCATCGACATATTCTTTTAGATCCTTAGTCATTAGTTCGGGTTTTTGGGTGGAGGTGTTATAAACTTGGGCCACTAGGTCCGAAATAGGCCCCTCTAAAGCCGACATAATTTCCCCAATATCTTCTTCGCCCGAAAACGTATCAACTCGCCCCCTACATGCATCTAAGACCCTACGAGAATCCCTAATTATCTTTAGCTTTGTAAGTTTGGACGCATAATACGAAACATTATCCTTGTGTACCGGGAAATTGTACAGGGACCGTATAAATGCGATCTCCTCGTCCTTAAGAAGGGAATTAAAACCCATACTGACCGACTTAGAAAGAATCGTCGAAAGGTCCGGCTTGGCCCCCTCAACCATTGTTGCTTTAACACACTCGAATATGATCTGATTGGTCTGCTCTGTGAAAGTTTCCATCTCCACAAAATCCACATCAATGTAGCACTCCAGCCCAAACTGGCAAAATGCCGCCAAGAGTGCCCTCTCAAACGCTAAATCCTGATTTATCACTTCTGGCATAACATCTCCATAAACTCCGGGTTATCTATGACACTTTTTCTTAGCCTGTTAAAGGCCCTAAGGCCCCTCATAGATACAGTATGTACACATAATCCAGTTAGGTCGGCTATTTCACGGTTACTCAACCGGTCTATATGCTTCATATATAGTATTTTTTTATCTTGATCATTCATCCTGTTAAAAGCTTGTTTTAGAATAGAAGTGTTTTCCGACAAGATGGCTAACTCTAAAGGCTGTTCAATATTCGCCTCGTGAAGATTGCTATAAAACGCCCCATATTCATTTTCAATGTAATTTTCGTCGGAGCATTCTCTTGAGATACTTCTTTTTTTAGCCTTAACATAAACCCTATATGCTTCAATCACCTCATCTTCAGCTATTTTATAAAGCCAAATGGTGAATGGTATTTTACTGGTAAGAAATTTTTCATATCTTCGCCCAGCACTAATTAGAGTTTCCTGAAGAATATCGTCAGCGTCAACGATCTTTTTTAATTTAGAATAAAGTCTTTGGTTAATATAAGACCTTAGTGGTTTTAGATGATCTTTTACAACAGTCATAAAATCGGACATAAAGACCTTTTGGTTAATGTTATAGGGTGATTATATACTACTTTTTTCTTTGTATAGAATTTAAATCACCTCCATTGTGAAGAAAAGAGTGTAATTTTTTTAGATCATATTCGGTGTCAAACAATGCCATCATAAATGGGGTGATGCTATGGACTTCTTGTATGTGATCCCTAAGAGTTCCTTTACCACGATAGTACCAAGGTTTGGTGTTTGGTAAGTCTTCGGGACTAATGGGCCTGTAAGAAGTAACCGTTTTAGGACTAGAAAAATAACCGTCCTTAGGAAGATAACTTTCTTTAGGTGGAGATGCCTGAAACGATTGTTTAATTTCAGGCTCTGGCTCCAATAGCTTTGGAGGGGTCGGTCGATCTGCCGGTTCCAGAATTAGTTCCGGCTCGATCATAACAGAATCAGGATCAGAATCAGAAACTACAACTTTATAAGTTTTTGTTGGCCAAAATGCAAAACACAACAATGTGGATATAAGGAAGTATTTAAGAGCCCGTTTTATCAATGGTGACGTAATTGTAATTTGCCTTAATCCGTAGGTATTTGTTGACCATGTTCTTGCTCGATGGAGGCAGGAACCAGAACTGATCGATTATCTTGACGCACTTGCTTTTGGCTAGATAAAAAACCATCAACAAACTCAATCGCAAATAAATTTCGCACAAGCAAATCGTACTCTAAATCAGAATGATGAAGTGACAACTGTGCCCACGAATCACCTGCCTCGCTCCACGGGCATTTATCCAAAAGGAACTTAGTCAGATCATCAATTAACTCCTGCCTCGTGAGCACAAGAGAACAATGCGATGCACCGAAGTCCTCGATCTCAGTTTCTTTACTACTCATTTATTTCTCCTCGGCCTGCGGTGATCTCAGGATTTCGTAGACTTCCAAGATGTACGACGGGACACCCTCTGGACCGGCATTCTCGATGCTGATATCGACCCAATGACCGGGAGAATTGATTGTGGGATTGTCTGGAAAAGGTTTAACGACAATACCGTGTCGTGTACCATCATCATAGTGAGCTAATACCTTCTGACCAGAAATAATTCCAATACCATTCTTATCAACTACCATAATTTACCTCAATAAACAATTCACCGAACACAGTCTATAAAAAAATACCCCCATCTTCCTATCAAAGAAGATTTTAAGGGAGCTAACGATTTTGAAATCCGAATTGGTTGCGATAGAATCCAAGATCTACCTTAAACGTGAATGATTTTTTCCCGACGACTTTTGTGATCGGGGGCCAATGGATAATGGTAGGAAATCGGCCTACATGGTATTCCGGCATCCTTAAGTTGGCCCATTAACATAGTCCCAACCCCACATTCCGTACTTGTGTTTACGAAAATGAGATCTTCGGACATTTTATCCGAATACTTCAAAATCATCAACAACTTTACTTCTTTGGTCTCTTCTTTATCTTCTCGCCATATCCACATAATCTAAACTCCAAGCGGACGAACAATGCGATGCACCTAAGTCGCGTGTCGTCCGTTAATAAAAAAAGTTGTAAAATTACGCGACTAGGTGATCGCGGGCGTTCTGTTTTCGAAAGTAACCGTGAAAAACAACCCAATCCTAACGCAACTTGCAGATTTGCTACATCGGCAGATTGTCGTTATTAGCGTCGATAGATCAGACCCAAAAAATGGGGGATACCTATTTCGTTTTGTTTGTGATGGGGTCGATAGCGTCGATCTAGTCGTAGAGGGAACTCCACAGCAAATATCTGACTATTACAAAGAAGCTAGGGCCTATTGGAATAACTTTGTACAACTAAAACTTTAGAACACTAACGTAATCGTCATGTGTCAATGAACCATCCTTAATGGCTAATCTCATGCATTCATATAATCGGTTATCCCATTCTGGATCATATTTAGACAACAATTTCATTGCGTCTAAAACGCTAAGCGTGAGTGGGTAATCAAACTCGTCAAACCTCATCGTTTGCAATAAAAAATGCCCCGTATCATCAACCTCTATTGGGTAGTTGTTGAATGATCTAGGAACGTTTCTTGACATATCTAGCGGCAAAGTTTCCATAATATCCCTCATAACAAACAGAACAATGCGATGCACCTAAGTCGCGTGTCGTCCGTTAATAAAAAAAGTTGTAAAATTACGCGACTAGGTGATCGCGGGCGTTCTGTTTTCGAAAGTAACCATGTCCATCAAATCTGAATGTATCGAGCGTTTGAACAAAATACGCGAATCTGGAGAGACAAACGCAATTGTTTCCGAATTATTTAAGGATTTGACCGATGATCCATCCGTCATGAGAATGGTTGCCGAAGAATTAAAAAACGATGGGGTAATTTTTGTGGACTATCAGTCGGGACAACTACACCCATACGTCATAACGCTTCGAAACTAATGCTGGTCGTTAAGTTGGCAGTCTACGTTTACGGCAATAGCCATGTCCATCATAGTAATTACGACAGATGCCCGCCCATTAACGACTGTCTTGATTTCAATTGCCCCCACAGCTTCAACGAATTCTCCAGTTTCTTCGTTTACTATCTTCATATTAGGATAAAAGAAACTACCATCTGCTACTAATTTTAACTTCATAATAACTCCAAAAAATGTGAAAACAAACAGAACAATGCGATGCACCTAAGTCGCGTGTCGTCCGTTAATAAAAAAAGTTGTAAAATTACGCGACTAGGTGATCGCGGGCGTTCTGTTTTCAATTCAAAAGGTAAATTCCGTGGCAAACAAACTAGTTCACGTAACAGAAAACTGCATTATTCTAACAGACCCTAGCCCGAATACTGGCGGTCCATATGAAATTGATTTTGATAGATGCAACACTTCGGAAAAAATTCTCAATTGGATATTGCACCTCTCGGATAAAACTTGGATTACTCCAAGTCACATTAGAAACTTCATCTCTCACGCAACCGAACATCATGGAATCAAGATTCACGAATTAACTTAATCTCAATTGGTATTTCTTTATCCCTAAGAGAGTCAAGACACCCATGAATATATTTGTCATTGAGTCCATCAGGATGGTCACAGTCGTTGATCAACACGTTTAATCCATGAGCTTTCAATGCCCTAGAAATCGCTTGTGCAATCACTGACTTGCCTGTCTTTACTTTTCCCGAAATTGTTATAGTCATCATAAACTCCAAAAAAACAATATAGATACCTACTTCTAAAAAATACCCCCATCTTCCTATCAAAGAAGATTTTATCGGACTGGCCGTCCGTGTCTTTGTCTCGCAGAGTTACCTATAAGCTATTACAAATAGGACTATCACTTGGATTTTAACCAAGCTCCCTTCTTACCAAAACTCGACAAGCGAGGTGGAATCGAACCACCATTCTACACTAAGTTATCGATTGCCATTCCGACTGTCGTATCGACCCCCATTACTATAGTTGCTGTTACCGGGCCCATATAGATTAGCCGGTGTATACTGAACTGGTCCACGCTGATACGTAAATCCGCCCATTTGGTTCATAAAGAACCTATCAAAATGATCATTACCAAATTGATTATACCCGCCGTACATATTAGGGCGGTTCTGGGTCGAGTTCAAAAGTGCTCGCCCATTGTTTCGTGTTTGGGGCTGGGTTTTCTTTGGAGGATCTCCCATTCCAACACTAATGAGCAAGATAAAAAATATAGGTAGGTGACTATTCCTCCGAATTAATCCGGAGGCTTTTAGGGTTTTGGCCCAAAGTCTGTAATCCCAGACTTGTTTTGCTATATTATACATTGACTGGCTCCTTGTTTTCTGAATCTACGGATTCTACGTTTTCAGTTTTTTTGCCTGAATTAATAAATTCTACGTTTTCAACCACAACAAACATCTTGCTGTAGGGAACTCCATCTTTTTCCCACTTGTCCACCTTTAGGCGGCCCTCAACATAAACTTCCTTACCCTTGACCATCCACTGGGCGATTTTGACGCTCCTCTCGCCCCAGAAGTCGCAGTCGATGAATAGGGTCTCCTCCTTGTCGCCCATCTTACGATTGATCGCTAGAGAGAAGCGTAAAAGGTTCTGGGGGCCGACCTGCTTTTGGGTGGGCGAGGATGTAATACGACCAATGAGCATAACTTTGTTTAACATGTTTTTCCTAACCGTGAGATTCTTGAATGATGAAGCCTACTAACGAAAGTGCGTAGGCAAAGTAAATGAGGGCCAAACTATAATTTTTGTTTAATAAACTTGTTAGAAAAGTAACAGAGTAAATTAAACATACTATGCCTAGAAGATAAGAGTTCATGAGGCAATTCCCCCTAAATAATATCTTCCAACAGAGTTAATAAAATAATGTCTTAACATTTTGATTCCTTATTTTTTCACTTGAGTGTCTACCGAACTAATATTAACATTAAGCCAAGTCGCCTCATGCCAAGGAATGTCGATATCTCGGCTTTTCTTTAACCAATTGGCTTTCGCCGTACCGTCTAGATAGGCAGCCGAGGCTCCCAACAAAGACATTATTAACACCATAAAAAGTATTACGCACAAAAAACCAAGATTTTGTTTATCTATTATTAGCTCCACAAATTTAAGACTGCACACATTGTAGCACAAGCTACGTCCATGTCAACCGGCAAAGCCATAAAAAATTAACCAGAGGGGTCCTTTAGAGCTATTTTGCTCCACTTTTCCACGCCCGTAACTCGTCACCATGTTTCCAGCACTGAACTAGTGTTTGCATTGCAAAGCCATGCATCGCCCCACTAATCCCGTCATCATCCGCCAATTCTCCCGTGTCTTTAGCACAATCTGCCACGGTAGACCCAAGATGAATACGACCCTGCATCAATCGAGCCCAATCTTCCGCATAGCAAACGACTCGTAATCCATAGTCATCATCATTAGATTCAACAAGAGAGTCCCACAGAGGCTTATCCGATAGCTCAATGGGCCCCGTTAAATGTAAGGCATTCTGCAAAGCTAATTTTTGTTCAGATTGCTTTTTATCGTACCCAGCTTGAGTTTTTTTAGATTCCTCATCTTGAAGGGCCTTAATTTTTGAATCTGATTCTAAATCACTTGCAGACAATTCTTCGTCTGGATATGGGCCCACAACTGGATCATCCCCTAAATACCCACTCATTCCACGCTCCCAATCTCTAAGAATCAATTCGGGGTTTGAATTTCCCCCCACAATAACCTCAACATCGTTAAATTCAAAAGTAATCAACTCGTCGTAACTTATTGCTTGTGAAATTGCATTATTAATAGTGGGAGAAATTTCATCTCCAGCACAGGTTTCGTAAATTTGCATAAAACATTCCTTATTAAAAACGGTACAAAGAAAAAATATCTATATGGGGCGAACGACCCGACCCAATCGGGTGGGCCCCCTACTTGGTGGCCCATGTCAATACCTAATGGTCCTATATTTTTTCTTTGCTAAGCCTCTTTTCGATATTTTTCAAAAGCCTTAAGGATATCTTTGGTAGTCTCCCATTTATCCCACATCTTTTGTATCATAGTCTCTGTTAAGCCGTGTGAATTCTTAACCGCACATTCCTTAACATCATAACGCCACTTGGTGGTGGGTTCAACAATATCCCAGTCATAATTATTTCTGTGGGCAAAATCGCAATATTTCTCTATGGTCCATCGTTCGACAAACGTATTATGAACAAAAACATCCTTCCCCCTAGAGAGATGGAAAAATGCTGTTCCTAGGCACCACTCATGGGCCACCTGAATTAGATTAAAGTTAAAATTATAGGACCCATCATCATGAGTAAAGAAATCATCGGCAGCAACAGCTACATTATTTTTTTCTTTTGCTAACTTTAGTGCTAGAGTCGATTTCCCGGCTCCCGGTAAAGCTCTTATAAGGGTTAACTTAGGCATTTTATACTTTCTTTCTCAAAACCGCAACATAAAAACCATTCCACCAATTTGGGTCCGAGCCACCGCCCACAAACTCCTGCTCAAACAAAACCTCTAGATTAGCCCTCCTAATACCCTCTCGGGCACCAGTATGAACCATCTCCCAGTCCCAATCATCAACGCAATAAATAAATGTTTCTGCTAAAAATGGATGGATAACCGAAAGAGCCATAACCTGATCTTCGTAATCATGCGGGCCGTCATATAGGTAAAAGTCTATCTTAGTATCTATTTGGTCGGCTGTCAAGTCCCAACAGCTTTGATCAAACACTTTAATTGGGTTGTTTAGCAGGCGACCTTTATTATAATAAAATTCTTTCCTTGATCGCCCTTGTTCATCAAAGTCCACCCAGTTATCGCAGCAATACGAATTCATAGAATTTCCGAAATTAGCCGCGACGAAAGTGGCTCCCTTATGGACCCCAATCTCTAAATAATTAGTGGAGAACGATCCAAGATTATTAAGTAGGTGCCGAATTTTGATTCCGGTGAACCCCTGAACCGCAGAGGACTCTGCGTCAAGTTTTGACTCGTTAAGTAAAGTATTCGTAATAGAAATTTTTACTTTTTCAATCAACAACATTAAATCTAAACTCATAGTATCTTTCTAAAAAATTGAATTTATTCAAAATTGAGGACGCCATAGCATAACCTTTTCGTCAGACTTAAATTGCCTAACATTATTATGTATGTCTACGGCCCCATATCTATATTCTTTCGAATAAATCAGTTTAAAATAAATATTGTTATCAAAAGTGAAAACTTCCCCAGTGGAAACATCTGAAAATTTGAATTCGTCATCTTTCTCTTCTTCTTCCATACACTCAACAAAACTCTCCCAAACTTCCTCAATAATGGGGGCTAATCTTTCGTCATATTCATATCCTGTATATTGCATAAATGTTTGAAGTCCACTAACTCCATCTGCTAGTTCGCAGCCTTCATTTTCAACAATAAAGTTTAACTTGTCTTCGATTGTTTTAACTTCTGAGAATTTTTTACTTTTCATCTTTACTCCAAATATAATTACCATCTTCAAATTTTTGTGAATATCCGCCCTCAATATAGTTAAGCGTTTGGGAATGATTTTGGCCCATAGCCACCAAGACGCATATAGTTACACAAATAATAACTAACGACACCAATCCTGCGACCATCTTTGTTTCTGAATCCATTGTTTTTCCTATGTCGTTTTGTGGTTATGATGATCTACTTGGGCGAACTCCTTGGAGTCCATTATAGCAGAGATTTCGTGCATGTCAAGGGGGCGATTCAAAATATCCCACCCCACATCCAGAATCTTTCCCTGATCCTTGGTGGTTGGCAAACCGGGCATGTAAGAGCCATGAGAGTGACCATGAATCATCCAAGAGTCCTTACCCATCTCTCTCCATGAGGCAAGTGGATAGTGGCACAGAATGGTCAATTTGCCGCCCCAAAACACCTCCAGATAGTCCCCAGTCCACAAAAACCTATCTCCTAATTCCAAATCTGCCGATAGACGCTTACGCAGCCAATCGCAATGATTTCCAAAAATATAAATAATATTCTTAGTGGGGATAGCGTCCAAAACCAAATTAATATCTTCCTTGTTTCCAAATAGAATATCGCCCAAAAGAAAAAGGTATGCATCTTTGGGGATCGCTTGGAGGGAATCCAAAACGGCCCCGTTCATTTCGGCAACCATGCCATAATCTCTGGTAATATTACATGAAGTGTCCCATTTAGAAACACCCCTAGTTAGGTTAACATGATTAACGTGCATGTCTCCAAGAGCCCAAACTTGATCGGTTTTTTGAAATTTATGGTGAAACACTATAAAACGTCCTTTATCATTTTTTTGTCTTGGGCGGTTTTTCCTCGCCCCTCAATAACAACATTAAATTTGTCAAAATAATCCCTATTACCATCATATTCGTCCAGATGGTTCAAGGCTAAACAAATAGCCCCGGACTTTTCATACATTTCTTCAAAAACATCTGAACGCCAATGATAATAATTCATTTCTCCTTGGTAGGGATTGGTGGGATTTCCTTCATCTTTGGGAACCTTGATAGATGCCCAATTACGAGGAAGTTCTCCACCATGCCTTGTTGCGTAAGTCCTAGCCACCCCCATAATGGTGTAGGAGACACCTGTAAACTCACATAGCTCCACGGCGTTTCTAGGACTAACATTACCCCAAGTGCTTTCTAGGGGGTCATACCTAGTATATTCATTAAGAGCCATTCCTTGGGCACCCTCAAAAATAACATGAGAATAATTATCTTCTCCTGAAGGTATTGATAAAGTCAACTTATCGAGTGACTCGCAAAGTTTTCTACAAATAAAATTAATACTACATCCACTAAAATCTAGTGGAGTCTTATACTTGGAATAATAGAAATCCTCCAAAATTGCTCTAATTTGAAACATTTTATTAAGGATTAAACTTGGAGAGTCTCCGCTCTTAATTGAAACCCCCCTGAGATCTGTTAAGCGAGTCATCCCCACCCCAAGTCCACATGACCCAATACTATTTTCTTTTTGTATAGCCCTATTAACGATTTTATGATAAGGTGTGGTTACACTGCATTCTGGGTGAAATCTGATCATATCAAATGGATTTTTAATACCCAATGCGACTAAATGCTCGGCCTCTCGCTCCATAGCAAACGGTTCGATCAATACATCCCGATCAACATAGGTGTCGGCTCCAGCCAAAGTCCCAGCCCCGAACTGAGAAAAGCAATGACTTTTACCGTCTTTAGTGTGAACATTGTGGCCACATTGATGGGCTCCGCTATAACGAACAACGCAAGGTTTTTTAACATTCCTGCATAGGAAATCAACGGTAGAACCCTTGGCCTCATCTCCAAATCCAAGGCCAACAGTAATAATTGCTTTCAAAATAATCCTCAAAATCTATTTAAAGTAAGCGGGCCGAATTGACTCGCTTATTGTACTATGCCAAGCCAAGCATATCAAGCTGGTTCTAGGTTATCTTCGAAATATTTCTTAGCAACCAGCCACTGGTCCTTATGATTAACCGGGTTTCGTGCAATCATATCTCCAGTCTTAGGAGATCCAGCAGCACGGTCAGCTTTGCTAACACTTACTCCAGCAATACCCTCACCTTCTATATAGGGACGCATTTCGGAGAGACCTTTTCGTTTATATTGGGCCCAGTTCATAAGATCGGACTGTAAAGATTCTAAAATTTTATTCATTAGTTATTTCCAAAGTTTCTAATTCGGCCAAGCAACGAAACACGCACGTATCTTTACTTAGAGATCTACTATCATGCATATGGCCAAAATACCAATTTTTAGGTACGTGTATCTCTAGCATTTGGTCTAATAATTCAGATGTTGATGTGGTGAATGTTTCCGGATTAACTCCAAAGTATTTGAGTTTTGTCCTATCAAACATTAAATCAACTATACTGCGGGGACCTTCGTGTGTCAAGACCAAATCTGGCATAATCAGGCTATATAAATCTAAACATTCCATACTTTCCCTGTAAGACAATTCTTCATTCTCAAAATATGTTTTAATGCCAGTTTTTCTTTCAAACTCTATTCTCTGGTCCTTATCTAATGAGAAACCGCCCGATACAAAGAAAAAATTAACATTGTTTAGGGCCGTGTAACCAAACCTGCCTAGGCAGTGGGGATAGGAGTAGCAAGATGACCCATCTATGGTGTCTTGGTGGGCATCGTGGTTACCAGATATGAACTTATGCTTGTCGCTATCCATTAGCTGCAAGTAGCTGTAGGCGTACCCTAAATCGCCCATTTGTACGGTGTATTCATTTTGACTACAGATTTCTAGATGCTTTTGCCAATTACTGTGAACATCTGAGATTAGGGTGATTTTATTCATATAGGGCAAAATCTTTCACAATCTCTAGGGCTCTTTCATAGCACTGGTCGCTAGTAACTTGGGTCGGCCCAAAACATAATCCATATTGAACTAAACTATGGGTAAGCCCAAGCACATATTCTGAAATATGCTCTTCTTTAGAATATAAAATACCATATATATCTATGGATCTGTTGAGGGGGGACGGTGTGTCGAAAAACAATGATTCCCCGAAAAAACCCCTGCCATACATTGTCAAAAACAAAAAATCTCCGATGCCTTCCTTGTCTAGTACGTGCGGAACTATGCCACAGGTAAGATGTTTAATATGTTCCGGAATAGGAAACTGCTGATCACCGTAAGATTCGATAGTTCGGATGATGCACTTGGAATTTTGGAATATAATCATTTTTACCTCAATATTGAACCTTTAATTGGGAACCTTTTAGCTTCTAAACCGCAAGACTCACAGTAAGAGTAACTGTCATTATTACCAGATTGATCCGGGACATACTTGGTCGATGTGTGAGTGCACTCTTTTCTAATCTGACCAATTTGCCCATTAATACTTCTTTTTGCGATTTGACAAATCTCCTCAGCGTGCTCTAGGAACAACTCTAGATCTTGAATTTTTTGTTTGATTTCTGAATCTTGCATGTTAATGGCTGGATGAAGGATAAGATTGTTTGGAAATATAGGTTGACAAAGAAAAAAATATAGTAATGGGGCGAGCTACCCGACCCACTAGGATTGGCCCCAGATGTACGTCAATGTCACCGTTGAACGTGAATCGGTCCATAAGTTAGTCTTGGAGCGGGCCGTTGGCATCGATTTCGGTATGAAGTCTTGCGTCACAACTTCGGAAGGGAAGTATTACGGAACGCCCCAATTCCGAAAATCTAAAGCTAAGGATATCTCCCGTCTTCAGCGTAAAAAGCTTGTCGAGCCCGAAAACTCTAAACCGATCAACAAAGCAATAGCTAAGTGCTACACGAAAGTCGAACGTCGTCGAAATGACTACAATCATAAGCTAAGCCGATCTCTGGTGAACGAATACGATATTTTGTGCCTTGAAGATATCAAGGTAAAAGGAATGATGGAAGGAAGTAATAAACATGCCGTCAACCGTAGGTGGGCCGATCTTGCGATCAGCGATCTGAAATCGAAAATAATTTACAAAGCCGAAAATGCTGGTAAAATTGTGATTTTGGTGGAACCCGCTTATACGACGCAAACTTGTTCACAATGCGGGAACGTGGCGAAACAAGAACTCGATCAAAGAACGTATCAATGCAGCAAGTGCGGCATGGAACTTGATCGGGACGAAAACGCCGCCACAAATATACTCGTGAACGGTTTATTAAAATATAACAAAAATAGTCTGGGATTACAGACTTTGGGCAAAAACCCTAAAAGCCTCTGAATTAATTCGGAGGAATAGTCACGTACTCTACCATGAAGATTGGGTGGTGTCAATAGGGTGTCGCTAGATTTTTCCTTAGACTGCTATTGGAATTTTCATTTTTTCTAGTGGATTATAATCTTCAAGTTCGAAGTCGTCAAGTCCATAATCGTAAATAGAACCTCTCTTGTTTAAACTAAGAATGGGAGAATTGACCTCTGGCCTCTTCAGATACTCCTCCACGAATACGAAATGGTTAGAGTAAATATGGGCGTGGGCCGACATAACAATCAGCTTACTAGGTGTAAAGCCGGTTTGCTGACCAATCATATGAGTGTAGAATGCGGCACCTTGAAGATTGGTCGAAAGGGCCCCAACATACATGTCGTTCGATCTGATGTAGACTACGCACGACAATTTCTTGTTTGGTTCTGGTATGAATTGATAAATTAAATGGCATGTGTCGAGCACGACGTTTTTTGGGCCCTGCTTATCAGGCCTAAAGAAACTGAACAAAATCCTCCGAGAATTTGGATTAGTCTTTAAGAGATTGATGACGTGATCGATTTGGTTAAATCCTTCAGGGCTCCAGTCTAATGAATTACCAAGATGTTCTCCATACCTAATTAAGTTGGGGCCATATCCATACCCTATAGAGTCTTCTGGCAAACCCTCTGATTTTGCCCATTCGGATTTTTGCCATGAGTCCCACACCTTACTACCAAATTTTTCTCTAAGGACGGAAATTCTGTCTGAACCCGTAAGAAACCAAAGGTACTCACCCAACATAGCCTTCCATTTGGTCGCCCTAAGAGTAGGCACCGGGACCCTCTCAGATATATCAATCGTGGTAGTTATGCCGGGCAAGTAACGACACCCGACTCCGGTACGATCTTCCATGTCGTAACCATCGTCCATAATTCGGGCTAGGTTCTCATCAAATCCACGAAGAATATAGTTAGGATTTTTTTCTTTTGTACTAAGCGTATCCAAATAATTCATAATTCATTTTCCTTATATTTTTTCACACAATATGGCCCACAAAAGTATATGGTTGAATCCCCCACGGCCAAACGATAGCAGTTAGTATGCCCGTCCGCTTGGGTACAAACAAATTCTTCTGGGGGCAACTTACCGCACATTTTACACCGATGAATCATTTCAACCTCTGGTTGGTAAGATGAATTTTATTCCGACAGGCTAAAGGCCGTCTCCATGTGGGGTTCCGCCCCCACACGGCATTATGTAACAAAATAATTATAACAATAACACAGTTCTAAACTGAATTGTGTATTCTATTGTACCGGATGACCGTCTCGAAGTCAACCGCCAAAACTCCAAAAAATTAACAAAGACTACCTTTTCTTCGATTGTCGAGACCAATCTGGGATTTTGTGGTCTTTTTTTATTGAATTATGATAACCGCATACAATTTCCGACTATTTCCTTCTAAAACACAACGTAAAGAATTTTTGCGTCAGTTGGCGGTGCATTGCGAATTGTATAATCTGTGTTTAACCGAACGAATTTCGCTTTACGAATCGGACGGAATCTCTGTAAAATGCTACGATCAAATAAACTGTAACGTTCCGCCTCTTAAGGGTAAGGCGAACTCTGCCAGTATGCAGCAAACGGTTCGTAGACTAGACAAAGCATATAAAAAATTCTTCAAGGATAAAAAAGGTTTTGCTCGTTTTAAAAAGCGATTCCGAACGATCCAGTATGGAAAATATGGCGATGGAATTAAGCTAAACGTAGACAGGGGCTTGGTTTACGTCCAAATGATCGGAAATATTCCGTGTAAATTTCATCGCACTATCGAGGGTAAAATTAAGAACGCCTCGGTAACACTTAAGCAGGGTCAGATGTACGTCAACGTCACCGTTGAACGTGAATCGGTCCATAAGTTAGTCTTAGAACGGGCCGTTGGCATCGATTTCGGTATGAAGTCTTGCGTTACAACTTCGGAAGGGAAGCACTATGAAACGCCCCAATTCCGAAAATCTAAAGCTAAGGATATCTCGCGTCTTCAACGCAAAAAGCTTGCCGAACCCGAAAACTCTAAACCGATCAACAAAGCGATAGCTAAGTGCTACACGAAAGTCGAACGTTGTCGAAATGACTACAATCACAAGCTAAGCCGATCTCTAGTGAACGATTACGATATTTTGTGCCTTGAGGATATCAAGGTAAAAGGAATGATGCAGGGAAAAATTAGTAATGTAAATCGTAGATGGGCCGATCTTGCGATCAGCGATCTGAAATCGAAAATAATTTACAAAGCCGAAAATGCTGGTAAAATTGTGATTTTGGTGGAACCCGCTTATACGACGCAAACTTGTTCACAATGCGGGAACGTGG